TGAGTAGTCCTCCGACAGGCCGCTCCCACTGCTCCTCACATCCGCTCCTCCGCTCTAGTAGAAGACGAACGCGCACTGCATAGCTACCGTAACGGGTGGCTATGTAGATCGTGCGAGGGTTATTGGACTGACGAAGAGTTAAATCAAAAAGGTTTCATTAACGACAATGAAAGGGGAGCAGATGAAAAATCAGATAATTAGTTTATACGATTACACGGGCGTAGCTGTTGAACCGTGGGCGCGTGCCGGTTATGAGTGTTTTTGCTATGACATACAACACACCGAAGAGGGTGAGACAGTCCATTATGAGGGCGGAGGAAGCATTACCAAAATTAGGATGGATCTACAGGAAACCATGAAGGACGATAAAGGCTTCGAGTTCTACCCGTTCATATTCAAGTTGTTGAAACGTCATAGCTATAAAACGCACATGGTCTTAGCTTTTTGCGTCTGCACAGACCTTGCGGTGTCAGGGGCTTCATGGTTTAAATTCAAAGCAGAAAAGAATCCGAACTTCCAGATTGAAGCGACAGACCATGCGAAGGCGTGCGCTATGCTTGCGTCATTGTTAGAGGTTCCTTACATGGTGGAGAACCCTGTTAGCCGACTCGCTACGCTATGGCGTAAGCCTGATTATTGTTTTCAGCCTTTCGAGTATGGTCAATACATTCCTGAGTCGGAAGCAGATCACCCGTTGTACCCTGACTACATAGCACCGCGTGATGCGTACTCCAAGAAAACGTGTCTGTGGACTGGCGGAGGTTTCAAGATACCTAAGAAAAAGCCGGTGGACTGTGAGTCTTTCGGTAGTAGTCGACAGCACCGTAAGCTCGGTGGTAAATCTATGCGTACCAAGAACATTCGATCAGCCACTCCAAGAGGATTTGCGAGGGCGGTATTCGAGGCTAATAAAATGGAGGTAACACAATGAATGATGAAGTTAACTACGTTGAATGTTTGCTTTGCTCGCACGTTTACCATGAACACGATACGTTCATCGAAGAATGCGCGAACTGTGGCAATCGGGACACCGAACAAACGATTTATCTACAGACGGAGGTAGTACAATGAAAGATAACTGGTGCTATTCTGAAGCGCATGCAGTGCGAAGAGATCAAGCAATTGAGAGTGCTGAAGCGCGGACAATCGCAGAAATTAAAAACCCGTTTGTTAGGCAAGCGAACGGGGATTATCTGTTCACTGATGAAGCGCAGGACGTTTTTAACAATTACCTTGAAGAGGAATTAAGCAAATGAAAGATAACCTATTGATGATTCTAGCACTGGTCGTATTGGCTTCAATCCATATCGGGATTATGGTTTGGATGTGGAGTCATGTCTGACGAACAACGTCAACAAAGGCGTGAACAGTTGATGAAGAAGCACCGCAAAGAGCGCGGGGGATTTGTTTATAACAATTCGGGTAGGTTGCGGACGTTGCGTGATTCCTATAGGATTGATCCTGAGTTAGATTTATTTTTATTTAAACCAAAAGAAAGGAAAGTAAAATGAGTTCACTTACACGAATGCCTAAACATGGTGATTGTTTCGACCGAGGATCGGCTGACGCATACTACGGAAGACCGTACAGCCCACATTGGTATCCTGACGGAACGGGTAAAGGTATCCGAGTTCCTGAAGCTGATATGACCCCTGAGGAAATCGAAGAGTACCGCGAAGGATACGAAAACGAGACTGAGAGAAAGGACTGGGGCTAATGAGTAATCAATACAACGATGTACGTTTAGATCAAATCACTGACGATGTATTGTCCATGAGCTATGGTGAGGTTTGCCAGTACCTCGGACAGTACCGGAGCTTAGAGCAAGACGATGCCTATGATGAACTGATTGTTCTCAGATACGAGGACGATCAGTACTGGGCGAACGAGTGAGGTGCGAAAGCTGTGACGGGTTGCTCTCGGATTATGAGGCAACTCGTAAGAACTTACGTTTAGAATTCGTCGGTTTGTGCAACGATTGTTTGTCTAGCAGTGATCTCGACGATGTGTTCATGCTCGATAGACCCGATTTAAAGCACGCTGACGACGATCTAACGTATACCGAAGGGGTAACCTACCCTGATGACATTACAACGAAACCTGGAGGCTCTGATGAACTCTGAGAGGGATACACAAACTATTTACGAAGTGTTTAGGGACGGAAAGCCTAAATATCAATTACTTTGGACAAATAAGACGAAGCGTTTTCTAATCGATGGTAAGATTGTTAGCGAGAAAACGTGGACTAATCAACTGAAAAAGGATAAAGGATGACTGACGATGACTACCAGATGATGGAAGAAGAGAGTCACTACTACTCGGTTCTATCGGAGATGGTAACCTTAATGGGACAACATGGTTCTAAACAGGTCATGATGGACTTGTTGGAGTTAGCTATGCAGAACGAGGCAGTTTCTAATAGTATTAATTAGTTAGTTATTAGTTATTATTTTTATTATATGGTTTGAATAGTTTCTAATAGTTTAACTATATAGTTATATATAGATAGGAGAATTGTATTATGGGTGTTCAGATACTAACGGCTCAGCCTTGTTCAGACTGTGGGAGCAGTGATGCGTTAACGATCTACGATTGGGGGACTAAGTGTTTCTCTTGTGACAAGGCAACGTTTAAACCTAGTGAGGAATCTCTCAAGGTTGTGAACAGTAAGCAGTCATTCTCTCGTGTTCAAGGGGAGTTTAAAACGATTATCGATAGGCGACTTTCTAGGGACACCTGTCAGTTTTTTGGTACTATAGAAGTAGATAATCAATACCACTTCCCCTACTGCGATGAACAGGGAAACATCGTGGCTTACAAGAAACGTCAAGTAAACGATAAGAAGTTCTCAATATCTGGTAACTGGCGTGATGGTAAACTGTTCGGTCAGCATTTGTTTTCTAGTGGTCAGAAGATGTTAACGATTTGCGAAGGGGAATTTGATGCCATGAGTTGCTGGCAAATGTGCGGAGGAGTGAGTACTCATGCGGTGGTATCGGTACGCAATGGGGCGGGGTCAGCGTTAAACGATTGTAAGAATAACTTTGAATACATCGATAGTTTTGATACGATTGTTTTGTGTTTTGATAACGACCCTCAAGGTAAGGAAGCATCCCAACAGGTAGCGGATTTGTTTGGGTCCAAAGTTAAAGTAGTCAAGAACAGCGGTGAGTTCAAAGACGCAAGCGATTATCTGCAGTCTAAACAACACGAACTCTTTATGAAAGATTGGTGGTCCGCTGAACGGTTTGTTCCTGACGGGATTGTGGATGGAAGTACTTTGTGGGATATAGTTAGCGCACCAATGGAAGACAGTCTAATCAACTACCCATATAAAGGGTTGAATGATTTGACCTACGGTATCAGACCGAATGAGATGGTGATTGTTGCTGCCGGTTCGGGTCTTGGTAAGTCCCAGTTCATGCGGGAGTTTGTATACCATATCCTAAACAACAGCGAAGACAACATAGGACTACTGTTCCTAGAAGAAACGGTACGCACCACTGCTCGGTCAATGATGTCCTTACACGCCAACAAACTACTGCACCTACCTACGACTAAGGTATCAGATAAGGAACTGCGGGAGTCCTTCGAGGCTACGTTAGGCACTGGTCGATTGTTTCTGCTCGACAGCAACGGTGAGCTAGACAAGGACAAGATCGTTAAGCGTGTCAGGTACATGGCTAAGGGTCTCGGATGTAAATATATTTTCCTGGATCACATATCTATCATAGTCGCGGGAGCAGAACGTGGGTCAGAGAGAGAAGCACTTGAAGAGATCATGCGTGAGTTGCGTATCCTAGTTAAAGAGACTGAGATATGTTTGTTCGGTGTCTCACACTTAAAGAGACCTGAAGGTAAGGGTCATGAGGAGGGAGCGTTAACGAGTCTAGCGCATTTGAAAGGGTCATCGGCTCAAGGTAATGTAGCGGATATTGTTATAGGTCTTGAGCGTAACGGTCAGCATGAGGACGAAGAAGAAAGACATACTACTCGCGTTCGTGTATTGAAGAATAGATTCAGTGGTCTTACTGGTCCTGCCTGTCGTTTGTTGTACAATAAACAAACTGGTAGGATGACTGAAAGATTTGACGAGGACGCACTGTGAAAAGACTAGCGATTGATATTGAGACTGACGGTTTAGATGCCACCGAGATATGGTGTGCGGTTACTAAAAATATAGACTCAGGGGAGGTTAAGGTATGGAAATCAGCAAACGCATTACGCCAATACATAAGTTCGGAAGACCTATTGATTGGACACAACATAATCAAGTTCGACTTACCAGTATTGAAGAAGCTATGGAATTTGAATACGGACTCGAACCCGTTAAGAGATACGTTGATAATGTCAAGGTTGTTCAACCCCGTCCTAGAAAAAGGACATTCTCTAGATTCATGGGGCGTGAGGCTAGGGCTGAAAAAAGGGGACTTCAGTGACTTCGATGGTGGACTATCTGAGGACATGGTTGAGTACTGTATACAAGATGTTGAGATCACTCATGCACTATTTACGCATCTTAATTCTAGTTTACTCAACTGGGGTAAGTCAGTTGATCTTGAGCATGAGGTGGCTATGGTCGTGTTGCGTCAGGAAGAAAACGGATTCAAGCTAGATGTACCGAAGTGTATGGTCATGCTGTCTGATTGGCAGCAAAGCCTTATGGACATTGAAGAAGAACTGCAGCAGGTCTTTCAGCCGATAACCACTGAGCGATACAGCGACAAGACAGGTAAGCGATTGAAGGATAAAGTAGAGGTATTCAATCCAGGTTCCCGCAAGCAAATAGCGGAACGGTTGATGAGTCTCGGATGGAAACCAAGAAAACATACTGAAAAAGGGAGCGTGATTGTCGATGAGAAAGTATTACAAACTGTTAAAATCCCTCAAGCTAAACCTATTCTACGATATTTATTACTTCAGAAACGGGTGGCTCAAGTTAAGTCGTGGGTTGAAAATGTATCTGAAAGGGGACGGGTACACTGTCAGGTCAGAACCAACGGAGCGATCACGGGAAGAATGACACACAGTAAACCCAACCTTGCTCAAGTACCTCGTGTCGGTAGTGAGTATGGCGAGGAGTGTAGATCTGTGTGGACGGTAGAGGACGGTAATGTACTACTGGGTGCTGATGCGTCAGGCTTAGAACTCAGGATGCTTGCACACTATATGGACGATAGGAACTACACGAAAGAGATACTCGAAGGTGATATCCATACAGCTAATATGCAAGCTGCCGGACTAACTGACAGAGACCAAGCCAAGACGTTTATCTATGCGTTTCTGTATGGTGCAGGTCCTGCTAAGATCGGTCAGATTGTTGGTGGTGGTGAACGAGAAGGTAGACGATTGATCGATAGCTTCTTAAAGAACACGCCAGCCTTGCAGAAGCTGAAGGACAAGGTGAGCCGGTTAGCTGAGAAGGAATGGCTACCTGCTTTGGATGGTCGTAGGTTGATTGTCCGATCACAACACGCTGCACTGAACACTTTACTTCAGGGTGCGGGTGCAATAGTTATGAAGCAAGCGTTAATTATGTTGAATAGAAAGTTAATTCATGCTAATATGAATGCCCTTTTCGTTGCCAACGTGCATGATGAATGGCAGATAGAAACAACTGAACAGGATGCAGAAACGGTTGGACACTTTGCAGTGCAATCCATCCGTCAAGCAGGGATCCGTCTAAACTTACGTTGCCCTTTGGACGGGGAATTCAAAGTAGGACTAAACTGGGCAGCTACACATTAACTAAAGGAAATTAAATGAAACCAGTAAAAGTAAAAGGTCAGGTATTTTGGTCACGTCACAACGAACCTTATGATGATGGTAGGTACGGTGTTGATATTGGTCAACTGTCTGAGAAGGCAGTAGCAAAGTTACAAGATGAAGCTATGCTTGATGTTAAGCATAAAGAAGATCAGCAGTTTCATGTAACGTGTAAGAGTAATTACCCAATTAAGATGGTTGACTCTGAAGGTAATGAGATTACAGGTAAGATCGGTAACGGTTCTGACTGTATTGCTATCATTGATCCTTACACCTACAACTACAAAGGTAAGAAGGGTGTGTCAGCAGGGATTCGGGGGACGGTAGTTGTAACCAACCTGATTCACTATGATGCACCATCAGCTAGTGACCCAGAACTGGAAGCACTAGAAGCAGTATAATGGGTAGACCGTCTCTCAATAATGCAACTGCACTGATAGACGGTGATATCCTAGTGTATCGAATTGGTTTTGCTAGTGATGATGATGACGAGAAGTTTGCTATTAGTCGCATGGGAAACTATGTAACTAATTTACTGCTTCCCGCTTATGTAGATGACTTCTCAGGTTACATCACTGGTAGAACCAACTTCCGATACAACATAGCTAACGAGAAAGAGTACAAAGGGAATCGTAGTGGCGCTAGAAAGCCTAACCACTACGAAGCTCTGCGTCAGTACCTCATGGAAAGATGGGGGTTCGAGTTATCTGAAGGTGAAGAAGCGGATGATGCAATTGGTATTGCTGCCTACACTATGAAGGCGGGAGCCTTTTGCATCATGTCGTTAGATAAAGACCTTGATATGTTACGGGGATGGCACTATAACTTTGTCAAGGATAATCTTTATTACATTACTGAGAAGGAAGCCATCAAAAACTTTTATCTTCAAATCTTAACAGGTGATCGGGTCGATAACATTCCTGGATTGCAGGGTATTGGTCCCGTGAAAGCTGGAAAGATACTGAAGGATTGTCATAACGAGAGACAATTATTCGCTACGGTTTTAGAGGCGTATGAGGATAACCTTGAGTTACTAACTGAAAGAGCACAATTACTATGGATACGAAGAAAAGCTGGGGAGATTTGGATACCAAAGATTTCCCAGAGATAGTCTATATCGAATGGTGGGATGCGGTGTCGGAAGCTGGATGGGAAACTGTTGAGCAAGCTGAGGCACATCCGGTATTGAGTATAGGTTTCGTAGTAGCGGAAGACAATAACGCTATATGTATTGCTGCTGCTATATCTCACGATCAGTCTAACTCAAGAATGCAAATACCTAAAGGCATGATAAGCAAGATTAAACGGGTTAGGTTGAATAAGTTCTTAGACATAAGGAGAAAACAATCAAAACCCAAAGCGCAAAAGCCAAAGGAAGAAAGCTCCAGCAATGGTTTAGAGACAGAATTCTGGACAGGTTCGACTTTTCCAGGTCCGATGTAAGGTCAACTAGCATGGGTGCTGGCGGGGAAGACATACTGTTTTCTCAAGAAGCAGGTGACACATTAGGCATATCAGTGGAGTGTAAGTCAAGAAGCTCTATCGCTGTATATGCCTTTTATTCCCAAGCAGCAGACAACTGTCCTGAAGATCGAGAGCCTGTTGTTGTAGTCAAACAGAATCATTCTAAACCACTGGTAGTTATCGATGCAGAATACTTCATACAACTGCTAAAGGAGCAGCATGAGACACTTAGTCATACCTGATACGCAGTGTAAACCCGGTCATTCGTTTGAGCATTTAGAGTGGGTAGGTAAATACGCAGCAGAAAAGAAACCAGAAGTTATTGTCCATCTCGGAGATCATTGGGATATGCCAAGCCTTAGTGTTTATGATGTCGGAAAGAAAGCGTTCGAGGGTAGGACGTATCAATCCGATATCACTGCAGGTAATCTGGCAATGAACAGATTGATGAAGCCTATCGTCAAGGAGATCAATAGACTAAGACGTAACAGAAAGAAAACATGGAACCCTAAGTTAATTTTCTTGATCGGTAATCATGAACAAAGAATTGAAAGAGCCATCGAGTCTGATAGAAAACTAGAAGGCTTAATAGGGTATGATGACTTTAACTTGAAGCAGTACGGCTGGGAAGTGCAAGACTTTCTGGATGTAAAAATCATAAATAATATTGCATACAGCCACTACTTTACTTCAGGCGTTATGGGTAGACCAGTTAGTAATCCTAGTTTACTTTTGCAGAAGAAGCATATGAGTTGTATTATGGGACACGTTCAGGACCGCGCTATATCTTTTAGTAAACGTGCTGACGGTTCTAGCATTACAGGTATCTTTGCAGGTATCTGTTACCAACATGATGAAGACTATTTAAACCCGCAAACTAATGGTAGCTGGTCGGGAGTTTGGATGCTTAACGAAGTTAACAACGGTAGCTTTGACGAGATGCCAATCAGTTTAAATTATTTGAGGAAAAAATATGGAAGTAAAGAAAATACTAAATGAAAGAGAGAAGACTTACGGTCAGTACCACATGGTTAGTAAGATCAGTCAGGATGTAAAGAAAGTAATTAGGAATTCACCTAACTACCCTCTTATGCCTGACTACATGAAAGAATCGTTAGACTTGATTGCTAATAAGTTAGCTAGAATACTTAATGGTGATCCGTTATATGATGACTCATGGAGAGATATCTCTGGGTACTGTACTCTGGTACTGATGGAGATAGAGGATATGGAGAACCGAGTTGAACTTGACGCTTGCTGAACTGAAAGAAAAACTCATGCAGTTTGATGAGTTGGATCTAATAGAATTATTAGACCTGACATCAGAAGATATACTTGATCGTTTTGAGGACATCGTTGAAGATAAATATGAATTATTAAAAAAGGAAATATAGATGGATTTTTACCAGCAATACATAGCAAAGTCTCGCTACTGTAGATTTGTAGAAGCAACTGGACGTAGAGAAGATTGGTTTGACACAGTAGATAGATACATGGACTACATGAAGAATCACTTGGAGTCTAAGCATGGTCACGCAATGCCTGTTGAGACGGACTCAGAGCTTCGTGAAGCGATTAAAAACTTAGAGATAGTGCCGTCCATGCGGTCAATCATGTCTGCTGGAAAAGCCCTTGAGAGGGACAACACGGCAGGTTATAACTGTAGCTATTTGCCGGTTGATGATCCTAAATGTTTCGATGAGGCGATGTATATTCTGCTCTGCGGTACTGGTGTAGGCTTTAGCGTCGAGCATAAGTACGTTGACAAGCTGCCTGAGATACCAGAGAAGATGTTCAAGTCTGACTCTATCGTTGTTGTATCGGATAGTAAGGAAGGCTGGGCTAAAGCACTACGTCAAGTCATAGCTTTGTTGTACTCCGGTGAGATACCGAAATGGGATTTACGAAAGGTTAGACCTGCTGGTGCTAGGCTAAAGACCTTCGGCGGTAGAGCTAGTGGACCTGCACCACTCAATGAACTCTTTGAGTTTGTTATCCGTAAGTTCCAGGGTGCAGCAGGACGTAAGCTGAACACACTAGAATGTCACGACATTATGTGCAAGGTAGCTGAGGTAGTGGTAGTAGGTGGTGTGCGTAGGTCAGCTATGATCTCACTGTCTGACTTAGAGGATGACAAAATGCGTCACGCTAAGACAGGTCAATGGTGGGAAGCTAATCCTCAACGTGCGTTAGCTAACAACTCTGCTGTGTATATTACTAAGCCAGACGTAGGTCAGTATCTAAACGAATGGACTAGCTTATATCATAGTCATAGTGGTGAGCGTGGTATCTTCAACAGAGAAGCAGCTATCAATCAAGCTAAGAAGAATGGTAGACGGGATACTGAACAAGAGTTTGGTACTAACCCATGCTCAGAGATTATTCTTAGACCATACCAGTTCTGTAACCTATCTGAAGTAGTAGTCAGAGAAGGTGACAGCATCTATGATCTTGAACGTAAGGTTAAACTAGCTACGATACTTGGAACGTATCAGTCAACACTGACACACTTCCCTTATCTTAGAAAGGTGTGGCAGAAGAACACTGAAGCAGAGAGACTATTAGGTGTGTCGCTTACTGGTATTCTTGATAATAAACTATTAGGAGATCCTGTTGAACAAACTAAAACACTTCTTGAAAGACTTAAAGATGTTTCAGTCGATGCAAATATACAGCTATCCACTGCTCTTGATATCCCTGCTTCTACTGCCATCACTTGTGTTAAGCCTTCTGGCACTGTTAGTCAGCTTGTTGATTCTGCCAGTGGTATTCATCCGAGACATTCTAAGTATTATATCCGTAGGGTACGAGGCGATAAGAAAGATCCTCTATCCACGTTCATGACTGAGCAGGGTATACCATCTGAGGATTGTGTAATGCGACCTGAGTCTACTACTGTCTTTAGCTTCCCTAAGAAAGCACCACACAATGCACTACTGCGTGAGGACTTGACAGCAGTACAACACCTAGACTTATGGATGATGTATCAGCAGCACTGGTGTGAACACAAACCATCTGTAACTATCTCAGTCACTGAGGACGAATGGGTTGAGGTAGGGGCTTGGGTGTGGAAGAACTTCGATGATATTAGCGGAGTATCTTTCTTACCATACGACGGTGGAACCTATAAACAAGCTCCATACGAAGAGTGCAGTGAGGAAGAGTATCTCGAACTGTTGCATAAGATGCCTGACACTATCGATTGGGATAGTCTTGTGGAGGAAGATGACAACGTGGAGGGAGCACAACAACTGGCTTGTACAGCAGGAGTGTGTGAGATCTAATCTTTCTTACTGTTAATCAGATCAAACAGGGCGCGTACTTTCTCTTCTAACACTGAGATGCGCGCCCCAATCTCTGCTTTCCAGGTTATTGCTAGAAACAGTACTACTAATAAACCTGAGATAATCTCCCAGAAATTGATGACAAAGTTTTCCATTTAATTTAGTACAGTTGCAGTGCTAGTATTAACAGGTCGATTCTCTTGTCTTCTTAACCTGTTAATTTCAGCTTGTCTATTAAATTCTATTCTGTCTTCTGGGGACACACCTTTTATTTTATGACGTTCAGCCCACCAATCTCCGACAGTCATTGGGTTTTCTTCAGCAACAAGTTTAGATAAATTTCCTGGACCCATACGAGCGTCACCTAAAAACAACATTTTCTGCTGTTCAAGAGGAAGCGTACTAGCATCGAAGTTATCCGGTAGATTTTTTAACCATTCAGGTCGTTCTCGCTTTAACATTTTGTAATAGTTATTTAGTCTAGTCTTAGCTGATTTATTTCTACCTGACCCTCCGTCCATTAATTCAAATTGAAAAGCTCCTCTACCTGGTCCACCGCCTACCTGTACAGCATCAGGTTTAACTTCTTTACGATTAAAATCACTTTCCCATATTGCAATGTTTTCCATTAAGTCTTCAAGAACAGGTATAGGGACTTGTTTATCTTGACTTATAGAGTTTAAAAGAAAATTGTATTCTGTATCAGCCATCGTTACTCCGTTAATCGACAAGGTAGTCAGGGTTAGTGTAAGGATTAATACCTTTTTTCTTATATTCATTATTTATGAAGTCAGTAAACTCTTTACTACTTTTATCTTGAATCAGTTCACCAAGAACCATTTTTCTGATGTCACTGCGTATTGAACTTACTGCGTCTTTAATTGCTTTAGCTTGAAGACTATCAGGTAACAACATAAAACCTTCAGATGAAGCCATATAATTTAACGCTTGATTAGTGTTTTCACCCATTAACTGAGACATTCTAGAGTATTGCTCGTTGTTTAAAGTAATACCAAACAAGTTACTTGAGGGTGGTGCTATCTTTAATTCTGGATTGTCAAATAGTTTCTGTAATTTATTTCTATTTACTTCTTCAAACTTGAAACCAGAAGTAATTTCTGCTGAACTTCCTAACGATACAGGCTCACCTGTAATGGGACTGACTCTATTTGGAAGATCACTACGCAAACCTGGTAGTCTAGCTTTCATGTTATTCATGATCCAAGTAAACGTGTTTTCATCTTTAGTCTGTTTACGAACTGGGTCTTCAAGTCTTGCAAGCATATTAAGGATGTTAGGAGTAAGACCATTAGACGCACCGACAGCCATACCAGATAATTTATTTAAGCCTTCTTCCGAAGTAACTGCGTTCATAAACTCACCTAGTTGAACGGTAAAAGTTTTATCTAAGAACGAACTTTTAACTACTTCAGCAACAGACGCTATAGTTTGTACACTAGCTGCTTCATTACCTTCTAGTCGCTGCTGCTCTGCTTTTTCTTTTCCGTTAGCAAATATAGCAAACACAGTATGTAACGGTTCTATACCTGCGTAACTTACCCACCTGTCTCCAATCTTTACAGAATTAGGCGGTATTCCCTGCTCTTGCATTCTAGCTCTTAGTGCTGGGTTAGAAGGATAGTCACCTGTTAGTTGATCGTCTTGTATCATTGAATATGTCCAGCCAGTAAAACCTAAACCTAACAACTGTTGACCCATAAAATCATTTTTTAATTGTTGTTTTGATTTAATCTCTCCAGTTGTTTCAGCTATTTGTTTTTCTAATCTAGCTATGGTGATATCATTTTTAGCTGTGTTTAGTTTAGATATTAGCGATTGCTTTTTAACAACTAATCTTTTAATGTCTTTAGCAGCTTGTCTCATCCTAAGAACACCTAAACCTGGAACAAAACCAGCACCAAACTTAGCTACGTTTAAAGGTGTAATAATGAACGGAGTAATAAAAGCTAATTCAGGTAGTTTCTCCGAAGAAAATTTAAAGTAATTAGAAGCAGCTTTATCAATTAAACTGTCTCCTAGTTTACTTCTGAACGTACCATAAAGAGAAAACTCCTCGATTAACTTTGCAGCTTCTGGGTCAATCTTTGCTACAGCATCAAACAATCGTTCTTCTTGGATGTTTCTTTTACCACCTCGTGCTTTACTAGTTACAGCCGTTTCTAAAGTATCTATTAGCTCGTCTCTAGTCATTCCTAAACGTGTTAATACTTTTTCATCAGGAGCGTTTTTTAATCTGCTCATCATAACCTGATACTGCGCTCTTTCAAAGAACGTAGCAAACCCTTCGTCAATCCCTCTTTGTAAACTTTGAGGAAACGTAACGACAGTATTTAAACCTTTATCAAAAGTAGACAACTCTTTCGATGGGTCTTGACCTGGAAACCTTAAATAAAAATCTACTTCCTTAGAAGTTCTACCATCAAAGACAATATTTCTATTTTGATACCCACCAATAAATCTAGGAAACACTTCAGCAAATGCTTTGGTATAACCAACAAGAATATCTCCAGCTTCTTTAATACGTTTAGCGTCAGCAGTTGCAAGACCAGCAGCAAAACGAGTAATAGGAGCTTCAATGACTCTAGCTAAGTTACCCATAAAGTTTTTAAAGGTTGTAGAAGGAGCAGACAAAAAGTTATTTCTAACTAATGTAGCAGCACTCTGTCTTAAGTCAGGTCTGTCAGCTAGATCTACTAAAGATTTAGTCATGTCAGCCACAACTTGAGCTTTGTCTACGTCAGGATTACCAAAAGTACCGCGAAGTCCGTCAGCTACTTCTTTTAGTAACATTCTACATCTAGGGTTTAACTTCATTAACAAGCTCCATTTTCAAACAGACGCATAATATCTCCGCCTTCTGCGATAATTTTATTAATTCTTTTTTGATCTCGTAATGCTCTAGACAGTGCGTTCTTGTCTCCCATCAAAGCACTTCCTAAAGTTATCGTGGGTGTAAGTTTATTCCAAAGATAAGCTACAGTTGCATCATTACCGTTATCTAAAGCGTTATCTAACTGGTCAATAATACCTATGGTTTCGTCCATCCGTCCTGCAAAGTGTGTAGCAACAAGTTCTCTCTGCCCTTCAGATAACAAATCTCCTTTAGAATACTTAGCAGCTATAATCTGTGCTGCTCTTCGTCCGTTTTCTAATTGATCTGGAGATAACTCTTCTGCTATTCTTTTAGCTTCTGCTTGTGCAGCTTTTTCGTTTTCTGTTATAGGTTGACCAATACGAGACACCTTACCGACTTGCTCTGGACTAAGCATCTTAGACATAAGATCAGCTACACGCTTATCAGGTATTTCTGACATACGACCTAACAGTTTAGCAGCGTCTTTTGAATCTAAAGCAGCCAACGCTTTAATTTGATCTGCTGTTAAATTAGGACTAATGTCTTCTGGAAGAAACCTAGCAAACTTATCAAGATAACAACGCTTAGTCATGACCAACACCCATCCATATCACCTCGTTTAGTTGACGCAATGAAAGCATCTAAATTACCATTCCTATTAGCAGCAAAATCTCTAATATTAGTTGACGTAAACTTAGCACCTTTTTCTAGTTTTAAATTATCCATCAATCTTTGATAACCTTGAGCAGTAGATATAGCGTCTACTTCTTTTATTCCTGGAAATATCTGACTCATCTTAGCAACAAACTGTTTAAACCCTTCATCAATTCGTACTTTAGGTTTACCATCTAGTTCTCCTAAAGACTTACTGTAATTATAAACATATCTTGATTCATCATCCATGTGTTTAAACACTGGGTTAACAATGTTATCTAAAGTTGCAGACATAGGTACTGACGTTTCAGGTGCTAATTTTCCTTCTGCTACTGTGTTTTTATTTACCTTACCTAAAACTTCAGAAGATATTTCGTCAATAATTTTTTTAGCCTGTTGTTCATTAACACCAAACGCACTCTTAATGTAATTTAAATATTCTTGTTTATTTACACTATTCTTTTTAACCGCAACAGCAGCTTTATCAATATCAGAACTAAATATTAATTTTGAACCGTTATGAATAATAGGCTCATCAAACAATTTAAGTGATAACTTAGGAGCATCTTCTAAGTTTTTTGCATTGACAACTACTTGTTCTACTGACGATACAGTAGGTCTAGGAAGTCTAGTTGCATTAGGTTTCCAAGTAGTCGGGATTGTAAAAACAGAATCAGAGTTTACGTCTGCAGTTTTTAATTTCTCGCCTACTTCTTTAATTACTCTTCTACCTTCTGCTCTTGCTCCTGCTTCGTTTAACCCTGTATGCTGCATGACAAACTCTAAATACTTGTCATCAGCTTTAGATCGTTTACCTGTTTCTTTTCCAATAATATAAAGAGCTTTATCTAAATCAGACTCAAACGTAGGGACTAAATTTTTGTATCTTGGTTTTGCGTTTTTTAAATAACTTGGTAGTGTTGGGGGAATAAAAGGAGCTTCTCCTTCTAGTCCTTTTAATGTTATATAACCTCCTTTAAGAGCTTGTTCTTGAGTTAATCTAGCTTGCGTACCGTCAGGTAAAACAAGATTTATTCTTTCTTGTGGTTTATATTCTTTTACATCTATAGAAAGAAGAGAAGACGTTTCTTTCCCAAACGTGTCTTCTGGAGTTACGCCAACACCTGAAGGACTCATAGGTCCAACTAAAGGTTTAGGAGGTCCGACTGCACTAGGAGTAGTTGCAGCAGAAGTTAAACTTTTTTGAGCTTGTTCTGTAAGGGCTTTTTCTACATCTTGAGAAGATTTACCTGCAATTTTATTGACTAAGCCTGTAACACCTGCACCAAATAAACCTAAAGTACCCGCGCCTACAGCAGCGTTTCGTAATCGGCTATCTTCATACTCGTCGTAAGTAGGCTCAATAAAACCTAACGCACCTCCTAGCGCACTGTATCTAGCACCTGCGCTTAAAACAGTTTTAACTTTACCTACACCTATAGCATTAATAGGATCTAAAATACTACCACCAATATAAGATGTCCAAGAAGTTCCTGGATTAGTTTCAAACATTGCTCTGGATTGTCTTTCAGCATCTTGATCTGATTGAGGATCTAAACCAAACATTCTAGCTACGCCTCTAATACTAGAACTTAATCCTCTTTCTACCTGTCTAAACACAACATCACTTGTATCGTAAGCTGTGTCAGTAATAATTCTTAAACCTTCTTCAGAAACTTTTGAATAATCACCAGTTCTAGACGCTTCTCTAACAGCTTCTTGATCGCTCTTAGATAGGTTTGATATATCTACGACTGCCATTAATAAAACTCCGTCGGATTATTAGGAAGTAATCTTCTAATAGCTTTTCCTAATTCTTTAGTCATTTTTACAGCCCCTCTTTTAACATCAGCGTAAAGAGAACCATAGGCTTCAGGATCAAGTTTTGCTAAAGCCTCTAAATAATCAATGTAATCTTCTTTAGTTGGTTCAGAATCACCTCTAAAAATATCTATTAATTTAGGATCACGATTACCAGACCTAGTGCTTTTCTGACCAAATGCTAAATTTTCTGGGTTAGGACCAAACGCCGAAGTACCAGGTAACCTTACTGCATCCATTAGTTCAGGACTATATTCTGGTCCACCAGAAGGTGTAAGAGTTCTAAAGTCTCTTTCTGTTGACGGTATAACTGAAGGAACAAAGGACTGATCTAAGTTTGCTATGTTTCTCATATCGTCTTTAAACAAACCACCAGTATCGGCTAAGTCTGGTCTAAATTCAAAAGTACCTTGCTTTTGGTTTCTACGAGTAAAAGAAGGATCTAAACCTTGCTCTCCTGGTCTAAACTCAAATTGATTAGGATCAATATAAGGAAAACCACTATCATCCCTAGTAACATATTCTTCTCTAGTAGGTGCAGATTCAGGAGGTAATTCAACTAAATTATCTCTTGGTGTTACAGTAAACAAATTTCCTCCAAATTCATTTCCAGCCGATTCTGAGATAACCGCACCTGCAGTTTCAGGATCTTCAATAAGATTAGTTTCTCCTTTCTGTAACCTTTCTTCTCTTTCTGCTTCAGCTTGTGCTATTTTTCTATCAGTTTCTGCTTTAGCAGCTTCAGTGTCTACGCTAACTTGAAAAGTTTCTGTACTATCTCCTTCTCTAGTTTCAACATAGTTAGGTCTAGGTGATATGTCTAAACCTGCTCGATAGTCTTTTCCTTTTCTTATAGCAGCGTCCCTAGTAGGGTTAAAAACACTTTTATCAAAATAAACGTCTCTACCTATTACTTCAGCTTCGTTAAGTCGGTTACCTTGCATATCATAAAAGTTACCTGCTTTATCTTGTTTAACCATATTACCTTCAATATCAACATAACTATCTGAAGTAATAGGACCATACTGACTTTCTTGTAAAGCAAGTTCACGAGCTTGTGTACCTAATACACTTGATCGATCATAGAGACGAACGGCTTCGTTAGTGTAACCCTCAGCTTGTAACTTATCAGCTACCCTTTTAAGTGCTACAGGGTCGTTTAAGTCACCGCCTTCTTCAACAAGAATCTGATTGATACGGTTGTACTTTTTAATAAGAGGATCTTCTATCTGCTCTCCGAACATACCACCAGCAGTTCTTAAAGTTTCTCCTACGTCTACTCCAGCCCTAGCTGCCCAAGCAAAAGGACCAAGACCCTGACCAGCGCCTTGCATCCTAGCTGCGTATTTTTGTCTTGCTGCGTCCTCTTCTTCTTTCTTTCTAGCAAAAACAATCTCTTCTGCTGAAGGACCAAATAATGATGCGACCGTTGCCATAACTATTCCTTATTATCTATTGAATACACCTGGAGCAGAAATTCCTCTACCATAATCAATACCACCACCGATACCGCCACCAGGTCTAAAAATATTTCCAAAGAAATCACCTAACATTCCTGCACCCTGTTTAGCTCCTTCTTGTACAGTAGGACTGTCCATCAATCCACGCATAATGTTGTAACGTGCTGATTCACCTGCTTGTGATGCCTGTAGCTGTCCTAACGCTCCTTGTGATCCAAGCCCTGCAGCAAACTGACCGCCACCCATAGCAGCTTGACCTAACGTAGAACCAAGTTGTAATGGTTGTTGTGCAGCAGTTTCTAGATCACGCTGTGTCTGGAACTGAGCTTGGAAAGGAGCTAATGCACCCGCTTGAGTCTGATAGCCTGATGTTAATACACCAGCGCCTTGACCTAATAGACCAGCACCAAAACCTAACTGTTGTTGTGATGCTTGTTCAGCTTGTGCAGCTAACTGTAAGTCTCTACGCCTACGAGATTCTGAAAGTGCTTGTAGTTCTGGTTGTCCACCAGCACCAACACTCAGCCCTCCTCGACCACGACCAAACACACTAGAAGCTAATCGTTGTTCTTCTTCAACATCGTAAGGACGCAATACATCCATCTGTTGCTGCATATAACGCTGTCTAAGTTGGTCAGGAGTTTGAGCAAGATAACTTTCACCTAAGTTTAATAGACCACCACCTGCTCGTTCAAACTGTGGCTGTAGGGCAGCAGCACGTTCAGCTTGTCCAAGACTAGTTCCCATTAAAGAACCTAGTTGTTGTTGTCTAGCTAATACTTCAGGAGAAGCGTCATACGAAGCAGATTTAAGTTGTCCGGTAGTAGGGTCTACTTCAAACTTAGATTCTCCGTATAGCGTCTTGACACCGACAGGTTTAAACATACCCATCTGTCCATAACGGTTTAATTGATTAGCATATTGACTACCTGCTTGGTTAACAGCACCAGATATCTGATTACCAGCAATCCTCCCGCCAATAGCAGAACCTATTGCACCACCGACAGGACCGCCCAACGCTGTCCCTATAGCCGGAGCCGCAGCACCAAGTAAACCTTTAACGCTTTTGCCCATTACTGTACCCTTCTCTCTAAGACATATCCTGTTAGTTGGAAACCAAACTTTCTTTCAAAACCTTTGTAATTTCTTTTAGTAGCCATCATAATCTTTTCATATCCTAATTCTTTAGCTAAGTTATCTAACTCTTTATTCCAGTATTCACCATCACCATAAACTTGAACAGCTACTAAGTAATCTTCCCACGTTGTCCAAGACATAAAACCATGTTCGTTTTCTATTAAGTTTTCTGTTTCTATATCTTTGTCTTTAGACTTCTCTAAATATCTTTTAATATCTTGTTCTGTCACCATTTATTTAAGGGACAAGTATTTCGTTCCCATTTAACTTTTGTTTTAATTATGCAACCACATTTCTTACAGAATCCTAGTTTACTTTCATCACAACTTTTACAAATACTTTTACGTTTTTGTTCTGTCTCTTTGTCTACTGATGTTGGCATTATGACCATGAAAACTGTACTACTCCTGATACACCTGCTCCACCGTTACCTTCACACCTACCACCAGTACCTCCAGTACCATAACCAGTTCCATTAGTTCCTCCTGGTGTTGTAAAGTCAGAACCACTAAAAGACTCACCGCTACTAACTACACCTCCAGAACCTGTGTATAAAGTAGTAGCTCCTCTCTTAACGTAGGTAGCTCCTCCTGTAGTTCCCATGCCAAATCCTTGTTGAAAACCTGGATACACTCCGCCTGATCCGCCAGCACCAACAATAACTGTAAGTGTTTCGCCAGGTGTTGTAGCAAAAGATGTTGATGTTACTGTTCCTCCTGCACTTCCAGCGTGACCTGAATGACAATCTCCTGTGTGTTGTCCTGATCTACCTCCGCCACCTCCACCAGACAAAAGAGGCATGCTTAATGTATAAATACCTTGAGGGACTACAAATGAGTAAGTACCTGATGTAAAGGTTTGAGAACCAGCAATAGGAAAAATCTTTCTCCATGTTCCGTTTTCGTTAACGTAAGTTTCTTCAATAGCCCTCCAAACTCCTCCGTCTTTAACAAAAACTTCTTTAGGCTCTATAAAACTTCCTGAGTTGTTAACATACAAAGTCATTAGTATTTATACCAGATATCACCATTTGACCCACCTGAAGGACTTGCTGTAGAAACAGTTCTTGCTCCTGCTGCATTAGTACCTACAGTCACAGAGTTAATTGTAGTTCCTGTAATTGTCCCACCAGTAATTGAAACTGCGTTAGAGTTTTGTGTAGACATAGTACCAAGACTACCAGTAGCTGCTGTTATAGCTGTACCAACAAAAGCAGTAGAAGCTATCTGTGTACTAGATGTACCTGCAGAAGCAGTAGGTGCGTTAGGTGTGCCAGTAAACGTAGGACTATTTAGATCAGCCTTAGATGCAACAGCAGAAGCAATAGCGTTATACTCTGCATCTATGTCTGCTCCTTTAATAATCTTTTGTGGATCACCTGTAGATAATCCATCTTTTAATGTAAAGTTAGTTGCTTTTGTATAATTACTCATACCTGTCCTTAAATTGTTTTACCTGCTTTAACGTAAATGTCTATCTTTTGTATTGACAAAGGTGCAGCGTTTATGTCTGCTTCAAACCCTAGTTGCATAATAGAACCAGAACCACCTAAGTTACTATTGACTTCTTCTAATACCAGACCACTAGAGTATTCTGCAATAGCATACTCACCAATGTTGTATTCATAAACAGAACCAGTTCGTAGTTGTTTAGTTATTGATCGATAAGAGTTAATGTAATCAAACCCATACTTCAATGCTACGTTCTGACCAACACCACCTACAACTACAAAGTTACCTTTCTTTAGAAACTTCATAGTTGTTGGATTACCTAAGTCAAAGTAATTTGTGTAATACCTTAATCTATAAGTAGCAGTGTCATCTAAGAAACCAAAGTATTTACCAATGTATCCTTCCTGCCCTAAGAACAAATCGCCTGTATAAGTAACGTGTAGTGCTGTAGGTTCCATACTATCCCAGATAGTAACCCTGGATGCGCCATTCTGTAATCTACCTCGTAGATCAAAACAAAATACATACTTAGATGTAGGTAAAGTTAAAATATAAAAAGCATCTTTAGGATAGTAAGTTGCTTTAATTTTTATTTTATTAGTTTCTGCTTCTACAAACGCTACTAACTCGTCTCGAACATTGAAAGATATGTCATTAATAGGTGCTGACTTTTCTTGGATAACACGAGCAATACTTCTTACTCCAGTGTCAGACAAAAACATTACATCAGTACCAGTATTAACAATACTGTCTCTAGCAATACATCCTACGTTAGCTACTAAGTCAACTAACTCTAATCGTGTGACATCAATAGGGTTAGCATAAACAGCAATGTTTCTTTTTCCAAAAATAATTAAGAAACCATTGTGTGCTGCTAGTCCTACTACCTCGTCTCCATTAGGAAACACATCAATTAATGACAAATAACCTGAGTCACCTGTAGATAAGTTAGTACCATCAAGTAACGCACTAAAGTAAACTGTTTGTTCATCATTAACAATATCAGCCCACCATGTTCTACCGTAAGCACCTATAACTACATTAGGTTTAAAGTCGCTAGGAGAAGCGTATGTGGTAGGTACTGTACCAGCATCCATTAATCTGTTAAAACCATAAGCACCTGTATGTGCGTGACTAGCTCCTAACTTGTGATAGACTAATGGTAAGTGTCCTGCTTGTGCTAAGTAAGCATGAGGACTAATATCTGGTCCTTCACCATAGACAATACTAGCACCCATCCAATCATTACCTGTGATGCTGTAAGCTGTTGTACCCGTACCTGCTGCATCAGCTACTGTAGTGTTTACTTCAGTAACTAATGTATTTGCACCACTAGCTCGTGACAGTATTAAGTTATTGCCAGCACACAGTGTTTCATCTGTCTCAGGTATGTTGTAAATAAACTCAATGTCGTTTGTTGCTAGATCAGAGTTAGTAGAACTGTTTACTTTCTGCCAACCACGCCTAGCACCTATACGACCAAACTTATCTATAACACAGTTAAACGCTTCTAGTGCGTAACCTGAAGCAAGATCAACACTGCTCTCTTGTGTATTAACACCAAGAAAACCTGGTGCAGATATTGTTGAGGATTGTAATCTACCGGACATTAGACTTGATGCCAGACATATTCATCACGATACCTGCCATTTTCTATTGCAATATGATCCGCTAACGATTGATCTCCTAGTGCAGTAGCTTCTTGTGCTGATAGTCCACCATCTTCACCGCGTTCTGCAACACCCATTGCATAGGCATATTTAATTACTGGCTCTGCTGGTACTTTAATAACGTCTGCACCAGCATTTAAAGATACTTGTGGTTTATAAATGTTAAAGTAAATGTTATAAACACCATCAGGTATAGGAAAGATATCTACTTGAGTATCACCGTTAGCATCTACACCGTTAAAGTTATAATAGTATGGAGAACCTTTTTGTGGGGATTGATTTAAAAACAAGTTGTTCATTTGACTGAACGGCATATATTCTAGAAAAAAATTATCTTCACTATTAATAACATCTATAACTTTAAAGCGTTGTCCTGATCCTGTCATGACGTAATTAAACAAATCATTAGCAGTAGTAACAGTAAGTGTTTCAGATAAAGCATTCCACTGATAACTATCTTCTACTAGTCTTTTGGCATCATTAACAAACTTACCTATTAGCTTAGAATAAGGTGTATCAGTAACCGCAGTTACTTCATCTTCTCTAAGTCTAATTAGTACGTCATTGACTAACTCTAAATAATTCATTAGCTTCTCTTTCTAGCTTTTTTCTTAGCAGTATCAGAAAGCTGACCAAAATGATAAACAGGTTTACTTGTGGATGTGTGTGTCTTGTTAGTGTGTAGCTTTCCATTAGGCATCTTATGATAAGTACCTGACCACACTGTTCCATCCTTCAAGTAATGCTTTACACCTTTAGCCATTACTTTTTCTTTTTTACTGGTTTCTTTTTTTTCATTGGCTTACCGTATCCGTATCCTGGCATATCTATCTCCTATGAGTGAAATTGTGTTGCTAATGATGGCTTTAATTCCATTGTAACTATGTAAGTAATCGTGCTTGCTGTACCGCTATTTTTAACTCTTAGTACATCGTTTTCTTTTAAATCTATTTGTAAGTCTTGTAATAATAAATACTCACCATTAGTTGCTTGCAATGTTTTAGCATGAGCTAACGGATACTCTGTTGTTGAGTGACTGTCGTACCAATACAAGTCTGCGTCTTCATTGCCAGCAGTAGCTAAGATATAAATCATGTGTATCTCAGCAGTGTTCTTTGCTGGGACAGTGTACATATCAACCTTTGCGCTATCGTTTGTTCTTGTTTTTACGGCTGTTACGTTTCTTGCCATGAATTAATCTTTCTATTGAGTTGACAAATCCTGCCCATATTTCTTGTGGACTAGGTAGCAGCCATCCTAATACCAATAACAATAAATACCACATAGGTACATTAGTGTTATTTTGCACTAGGCTATCTACTTTGGATGTGTTAATGCTGGAGTCGTTTTCTTTCTGACTAACATTAACATTCTCACCTTCTATCTTGGTGTTGTCTTGTTGACCTACTACTTGCTGTGTGTTCTCTTTACCTACCTGAGCATTAGCATTGACGTTAGTACCTGATTTACCAGGCATTACTGCTTTAGCTAAACCTAGAGCGGTACATCCCTGTATTAAAAATGTACCACAAATAGCTAACAAAGTCAAGTATTTTCTAATCATCTATTTAAAATAAGATCTACCAACCAGCCAAATGAAGCACCTAGTATTAATAGCAATACACCAGCACCTTTCCATTTAGTTACAACATCAGACATACATTTAACGTCTATACGCAACTGTTCCATCTGTCGTTGTAGGGACTCTACCTGAGCTTCTAGCCTACCTATCTGTTGATTCAGGTCTTCCATTATTTAGCTTTTTTCTTTTTAGGAAAACCTTTTTTCATGTTTGCGTAGGCTTTAGGACTAATTGTGCTTTTAGATTTAGAACGAGAAGTACCTGCTTTCTTGCGTTTGTTTATATTTTCATATAATCCTGGCATTACCATTTCTCCTTATTAGCCCAATATGCTGCTGACATTTTACCTTTAGCTATGTTCTTAGCGTGTCTTGCTTTAAATGATTTAGCTCGTTTAGTCATGGTCTTGTCACCTGTTTTACCCTGCTGACCAAACCTTATAGTCTTAACCTTGTCACCTTCTTTAGCCACAACAACGTGTGACTTCTTAGGATGACTTGGTGTACGCTTAGGTTTGTTAAACCCTGATACACCTGCTCTCTTTAATCTAGGATCCGCTGCCATTGTATACCTCTAATAATTTAACCCTAACTTTTAAATCATGGAACTGTTCTAACATTTCTTCTTTAAGTTCCTGCCTAGCAAAAGCATTACCAGGACTAGGAATGATCTGACCTTGTGGGTCTACTAGCATCATCATGTTAGCTTGCAACAGTTGTATCTCACCTCTTAGATCATTGACGTTACTAATAACCCACCACATTGCAGCAAGCAGTACTGGTATGATTCCAGCAAGTAACGTAGCTAGATCAAAGTTTTTCATTAATCTGCTGGCTCTGGTTCGTTACCTTCAGCTAACCACTTAAGGTATTCTTGATAGTCTGTGTTGGCATCGTCATCAGGAATAATTGCACCGTCTGCAATACGAATAATTCCTGTCATAGTTTCATCAGTAATTAAATTCTTTTCTCTTATCTTGTACATTTATAACTCCGCATCTGCTGTTAACTTAGCTACATAATAAAAACCATTACTTGTTGCGTTAGCAGTTGGATTTAAGTGAAATCTTTTTTTGTTAAAGTAATTAACAGATACACTACCGACAGCATTTAAACTACCAAGAGTTAAAACTACAGTAGGTGTTGCTCTCATCTCAACCACCCATGTATCAAAAACACCGGGGCCATAGTTACCGTTTACAAAGTAACCAGCAAAGAAATCTAATCCGCTATCTATTGGTTGTTGGTAGTATCTCTGACACAATCCCAACTCAGTCCCATACGGTCTGTGCTCAAACTCAGTGGCTGATGATCCAGCTTCTAGTTGTACTCCTGTGAAGTCTAAGGTAGCACCACTTGTGGCTACTACTGATGTTGCTCCTGTTACTGAAGCTAGAAAAGAACCAGACCATGCGCCAGCAGTTCCACTAACACCGCTGCCACTACCTAATGAAAAGAATAAAACTATCCCTGCTGTAGAAGTAGTAGGCCAAGTTCCTGATGTATCTCCTGCAACTGTTACAGTTTTCTTTTCCCAAGTGTTAGCACTACTAATTGCGTATGTAAAAGGATAAGACCTATCGCCAGCATAGTTATAAAGCGCGCAACCAAATGTCCCTGTTAATGAAGAACGAACCCAAAAAGAAATAGTAATTGTTTTAGCGTTAGAGGTTCCCCAATCAAGATCATAATGATTTAAACCTTCGATAATCTGACGTAAACCAAACTGATCTGATGATCCAACAGAAAAAGCAGAAAGAGATGTACATCTTACATAGTTTGTAAATCCAACTGGAGGGCTGCTTGTGCTTTGCTGTACTGAAAACTTAGATGCAGTAGTTTGTTTTGCTTCCCATCGGTCAACTGTGTAAGCTCCTTCTGCAGGTGTAACAGCAGCGCCAGCATTTCTCTGGTCAATCGCCATGTTGCCATTAATAATTTTGTTCTTACCAACTACGTTAGATGTATTAGGCGTGACACTGTTGATCGTTGTGGTAGCTCCACCGTTAGCATCTGTAATTGCATTGACTGCGATTGTACTCATAATTAACCTTTTGGATACTTGTCTTTAACTGCTTGAATCTGTGCAGCCATGTCATCAGGAAACACACCAGCATGAAACAGTGCGTCTAGTTGATCGCCTATAGCTGGATACTCTGTAACACGACTACGGGCATATTGCTTTGCGTCATACTCAGCTTGCAATCTAATAACCTCAGCATCTATCTCTGCGTCAGTTGGCTGTGTTTGCTTTGTGTCGTACCAAGTTAATTTGTGAGATCCAACAAGACTAAATTCAGCATTAGGACGTAAAGACATAATTGCATTTGCTCTGTCTGTCATTGTGCAATCTCCATAGCAATAAAATTAGATGTTGTATACATAGTGTAACTATAGTTGTTATCTGTAGTTGCTGGTCTGTTTATACAAAGAGAACCTGAACCAGTTGCATAATGTTTTCTAGCTTGAATACTGTAAGTAATTTGACTTGTAGTTGATGGAGCATCTAAAACAGAACCTCCACCACTTTGAACAACAAAGTTGTACCCTGCTTCACTGTTATTCATGCCTAATTGAAAACTAACCAATTCACTGCTACCTATTCCAGTTGCAGTACTTAAAGCTACAGGAGTTGAATCTCTATAAATTCTAAAAGAATAATACCTAAAACTTGCTGATGCATTTATATTAGCAATTAACAATATTTTGCTTGAAGCAGAAGTAGGCGTTATATTTAAAGATAAATCATTTAGCGCAGTATAAGACGATGATGTATACACTTGAGGATCAGTTGCTATTGTAGTAACAACTTGTACCACACTACCTGCTGGCATTGCATTAGACGGCACACCTGATGTAGTCAGTACCGTTCCAGCCTCATCAGGTAACGTCAGAGTCCTATTAGTGTTGCTATTAGGGGCAGCAATGGTAAAGTCACCTGTCCCACTAGCGTTTCCCTGAATAACAACTTTACTCATTACATACTCTCCACAACAGTTATAAGTGCATCTACATCTGCAGCAGCATCGATGTCAGTCTGCACTGTTTCGTACTTAGCCCTAACAGCTACTCTAGCAGTCTCAGCAGCATCAGCATCAGCACTAGGTATCTGCTTCATAATTACTTCATCGTGTGGCTTAAACTCTTCCTCACGTTTAGCTCTACGCATCTCATGTGCAATAGTCTTTGCTTTAGTTAAGTTTGTTACAATTGGCATTATGAATACTCCCAAGCATTTCTAAAAGTTCTATCGCTAGGTACATCAGCTACATCTACAATCTGATACGCTACACCAGCAGGTACATCCTTTTCTGCAATCTGTTCTATTGTTAATCCACAATTAGGAGCAGGCACTATGACTGCAACTCCTCCGTCATCTGTGGGATATATAATTCTCTTATCCATTATTGCTCCTTATCTATGAATTATTAAACACGCTTGGGTGACATCGTTTTTTCCAGCGGTTTGAGAAACGTAAGTATTAAAACGACAAGAACCAGCTGCGGTATTTGATCCAACACCTTGTTGAGCAAAATCATAACTGCCCCAAGTATTTCCACTTCCTGATGATCCTGAAATAGCATAATTTGCATCTGGCATAGCATTTGTAAAGTTCACCGTGTAATCACCTGTCCCATTATCAGTAATGCTAGTTACGTTAAATGATCCACTAATTGCAACTGTCCCAGTACCATTAAAGTTAACCCAAGCCTTTGCAGATCCGTTAATCACATTAGTGACCGCAGTAGACTCTGTGTCTAACTCGTCAGCTATTGTTGTTGTCTTTACTTTTCCTGCTTTAAGTGTACTCATATTAATTTCCTACCACCATTACATTTATTACTGGACAGTCAAATGCAGATTGACCAAGTGTTTGTGTAATAATTTTTACTAGAGAAGCTGTTGGATTTGATGTGCCATCTCTTCTATCCAAACTAACGACTGGCCCATCATCATTAGCTGTGCCATCTGCAAAGCTACAAATCCCCGATACTGCTGGTGTAGATGTATTTAAAGTTGATGTAAAATTAATTGTATAAGCACCAGTACCGTTATCCGTAATACTAGTTACATTCCCAGATGCTCTGATTGCTACAGTGCCACTACCATTAAAGTTAACCCACGCCTTGCAGGTATAGACTTCTACGTTGCTGGTGTTCTTAATTGTGTCTACCTTGATTGTACTCATGGCTTAGGATTCTCCGTCTTAACAGCCTCAATAGCATCCTTCCAAGTAGTTGTACCGTTAACACTATCCCAGTACTGCATATCAAGTTGATCTTGTATTGATGGATAAGAAGTTGCTCTGTCTATTGCGTATTGATCTGGATCAACCCAAGCATTAACTGCATCCATGTCAATAGTGACTGAATTACCGTTAGCGTCTATTGCACCAGCAGCACCAATGCTAACAACATTAGAATATAAGGCATATACTGCTTTGTGATTCATGCTGCTATCTCCATAACGGTCATTGAAATTCTTTGTTGATCTCCTGTGTAATTGCTATATGCGTTTCCATTTATATAGACAGTACCTGCTGTTGATGAATTCATTGCTGCTCTAACAGATATTGCTCTTTGATCTGTACTTCCAGCAGCAAATATTAAGTTTAACGAATGGTGTGCTGCGTTTAAAGCACTAAGATAACTTGTATAAGCTGCTGCCCCTGAATTACAAGCAACAAAAGTAGAACCGTTAAATAAAGATAACCAACATCTATCGTTATGGTTTGTGTTTTCAGAAATAGCAATTGTGCTTGTTTGCACAAGAATATTACTAGATGATTTTGTTGGCGTAAAATTTAAACTAAAAACTTCAACTCCGCTTCCTATTAAATTTGGTGCTGCATTATTAGTTGTTGAAAGAACTCCATCTGTAGTAGTTGATGCAACTTGCAATATTCTGTTGTTAGTAGTACCAGCAGTGTTAGCAATTGTGTCTACTCTTAGTGTACTCATAAGATCACCCAGTTCCCACCGCTAGTCACAGTCACTGTAACGCCACTACTAATCTCTATGTCACCAATACTTGCAGCATTCTTAGTTGCTGCGATGGTGTAGTCAGCGTCTATGCTTTGTTCGTTTTCTATGAAGTTTGGAAACTGTATCCCAGATGTTCCGTTTAATGTAATTGCCATTTATAGCACCACCCATCTTGATCCGCTAGGGACTGTTACTGAAACACCACTATTAACTGTTAGTGGCCCTGTAGACATAGCGTTTGTACTTGCTGTTATTGAATAACTTGTTGTAATAGTTTGTCCGTTCTCGTAAAAGATAGCATCAGAACCACCGCCTGAAGCTCCTCCACCTCCACCAATAGCACCCCATGCAGAACCATCGTAGCCCTCAAAGGAAGTATCAGTAGAATTAAATCTTAAAAAACCTGCGCTTGGTGAGCCGTCTCTCTGGGCTGTTGTACCTGCTGGCATTGCAGCAGAACCTGTAGAAGATGTCTTAGCTACTGTTGTAGCTGGTTGAGTAGCACTATCAGCCTTAGCACCTTGTGCAGCAGTAGCGTAGTCTGCTGAATCAAATGCTTTAACTTGTGCTAAGTTAGTAACTTCACTGTCCATCAACGCACCAGCAGCAGTTACATTAGTTGCGTCTGTTACGTCAGCACTAGCCTCAATACCATCTAACTTAGTGTGGTCTGCGTCAGTAAACGCATTAGTATCTGCATTGCTTTCGTATGCAGTCTTAATCTCTGCAGCACTTTGGTCTGCAGTAGCGGATGCTTCTATACCAGCTAGTTTTGTTTGTTCTGTATCTGTAAATGCGTTAGTGTCTGCGTTGCTTTCGTAAGCAGTTTTTATTTCACCAGCAGTCTGATCTGCTGTTGCAGCAGTTTCAATACCTGCTAGTTTAGTTTCTTCAGCAGTAGTGTAGGATGCAGTAGTTGCGTCTAGTACAGCAGAGTGTGCTTGTACGTCAGTGCCTATAGTTAAACCAAGATTAGCTCTTGATGTTAAAGCACTAGCAACATCAGATAAGTTATTAGCTTGTAGTAAAACACCAGTAGCAGATACATAAGCAGCAACCCATGCAGAGCCAGTGTAAACACGCATAACACCTGAAGTAGTGTTAAAGTATAATGCTCCAGCGACTAGAGGGTCACCGTCATTATCAGTTGTAGGATCAGATGCTTTAGCACCTAAGTATTTGTCATCAAAGTTATCGAAAGCAGACAGAGCAGCAGCAGCAGATGCAGCAGCATTACTCTCAGATGTTGAAGCATTGCTTTCAGATGTAGCAGCGTTACTTGCAGAAGTAGCTGCAGCAGATGCAGAGTTAGCTGCATTAGTTTCTGAAGTTGCAGCATTAGTTGCAGATGTAGCTGCATTGCTTGCAGACGTACTTGCATTAGAAGCAGACGTAGCAGCATTAGTTTCTGATGTAGAAGCAGCACTAGCAGAACTAGTAGCATTTGTAGCTGACGTAGATGCAGCACTTGCTTGAGTTGTTGCTGTAGTTGCTTCAGTTGCAGCAGAGGTGGCAGAAGAGGCAGCAGCAGTAGCGGAAGCAGCAGCTTCAGCAGCTTTAGTTGAAGCTACACTAGCTTCATTAGCAGCATCTGTGGTTGCGTCCCCTGATCCACCAGCACCTCTCCATATAGCCATTTTGTTTCCTTACTTGGTTGCGATATACATTGTTACTTCAAAACCAAATCTCATCTCAGTGTATTCAGGTTTAGACCACATAGTGTTTCCTTTGCAAAAATTTAAGTAGTTGTTGTTATAATAAAAGCTCCCCAGACCTTGTGAGCCTGGGGAGTTACCTACTTAATTAAGCAGGAACAGCTAGAGCAACAGCAGAGCTATCACGCAACTCAGCTACACCGTAAAGCATATCTGATGTGAATAGCGTACCGAGGTACTCTTGCTTGTACTGGGTCTGTGAACGTACACCCATTTGCTCTGCAAGAACGAAAGCATCCTTGTGAGCCATGAGACAAATACGGTCAGCACCAGAGTTACCTGCACCTGAGTCAGCATTGGTTGTCACATATACTTTAACACCGTATACGTCACCTACCTGTCCATTACGGATTGTGTTTGCATTTGATACTTCACCAACAAACGCTTGCTCAGTAAATCGAGCTAGACTCATAAGAGTGTTACGAGTTGTTGGAGGAATAATCAAACAACGATCTGTCATTGGAACGTCAGCATCATCAAGTCTTTGGATTGATCTACGGATACCAGCATCACCCAATGCAGCAGCATTAGAAGATGTTGAGTTGTAGACTGTTGTACCGTTAGAACCAATGAATGCGTTAGTTGCAGTAGCTGATGTAGAGTAATCAGTGCCTGAACCAACTGCACGACCAAGCTGAACCAAGTCAGTATCAACTTGTTTAGCAAGAGCGTAACCAGCGTCATCAGTGTAGAACTTTCGTAGAGAGCTTAGAGCTTGTGTCTCAACGATGTCCTCAATCAAACGTGAGTACTCGTAGTGCTTGTTAATAAGAACTTGCTGTTCTGTCTCAGTTGCTGCAATCAAGGTAACCTGAGTAGAAGCTGCCTTAACTGATGCAGCGCCACGAGTAGGCTTCGGAATGTGAAGCGTATCGCCCTTCTTACCTTTGAAAGACATCTTAGAGAACAAGTTTGCAGCTACAAGATTTTGCTTGTATGCCGCGATGATTTCGTCACTCCAAATCTCTGGGATAAATTTATCCGCAGTGGTCTTGGTGACGTGATTAGTACCTAGTGCCATTTTTTATTTCCTTTCAATTATTTGACACGTCCTTCCGCGTATGCAGCCATAATTTCATCTGACATAGCTTCGTAACGTGCGGGATCACGCAAACGTAAGTTAATAAGATCAGCCCTTCGATAAGTTTTTCGTGAAGACGGAGCAGGTGAACCAGTGTCAACCGCAGCAGCTTTTAAACTTTTATTTCTTCCTTTGTTAGATTCTTCTGCAATACTTAAATCAGCAGTTTGTTGTTTAGGTCTAATAGCATCCCAAGTATAAAATATTTCAGCAGCAGAATCGTAATCGTAATTACTATTTGCTTCTGATAATAATCTTAACCTGATAGGAGAACTTTTAACCCAGTCAACAAAATCACTACTAGCTAAAGTTTGCTCGTAATCTGGAAAATTAGTTTTTAACTTTTCAAGCACCTGTTGTTGCTTAATAGACTGGGTTTGTTGCCTAGCCTCTGCAATAGCAGGATGCTTTTCTACAGTTTCGTTAATTACACTTGCAGGGTCTTCATATAACCGTGAAGCTAAATCTGTTTCTTCTTGTGGGGTTTCTACGGCTTGCTTTTGAGCGAGTTCTCGTTTTAAAAGTTCGTCAGCTAGTCTTCTAACTTCGCCGACTTCTTGAGCTTGTTTACCAATTAACTTCTCAGCTTCTTGGTGCATCTTAACAATGTCTTCAACAGACTTGCCTTGATACTTGTCAGGTATAACAACTTCAGGTTTTTCCTCAACAGCAGGTTCTTCTACTGCTTCTGGTTCCTGTTGTTCTTCACTTAACTCTTCAACATCATTAAACTCAATTTCTTCTTCAACCGGTTCTTCAAACTTAGCCATGTAATCTCCTGTCACGTTTGTGATTTTAGGAATTAAAAAATATCACCAGACGCTAACCCTCTCTGCGCTTGTTGGCGATTCTTGTTGCTTCTTCGTGCTTCCTAGCCCAAGCATCGGCAGCAGTCGGGAAGTCTCCAGTGACTCCTTCTAGTGCAATGCGTGGTGTTGAAATAACACGAAGTGACTCACACTGACAAGTAGGACACGAAATTGTGGTTACCTCTTCGTCAATGTAATTCTCTGCGGTGTGGTTTTGTTCACACCTAAATTCATACATTCGTTTCATTGTTTAGCTGCTCCCAGGCTTCTTCAGAAAGTTGTTTAAGAGTTCTAATCCAATGTAGGACATCTAACTGCCCTTTACGAAAGTTTAAATCTTCAAGGCTTTGTGTAGCCATAAGGTTGTTTCTTTCTTCAATCATTACTTCAACATCTGCCAACAAATCTTTGTAACCTTTTGTTGACATCATGTCGAATCTTGATTCATAATACGTCTGGAGTTCTTTATCCAAAGTGGAGTTCTCCTAAATGGTTTTAATAGTAGCTGGACTATAACATATTTTAAGATACTTGTCAAGCATTATTTTGTTGCATTTGTAAATTAACTATTTTTTCGTTAGAGTCTATTTCTCTTTCTTTAAGAATCATTTCAGCAGCTTTAACACGTTTATCAAATTCATTCTTATCTTTAGTATTAATGTTTGCTGTCAATGTTCTAATCAAATCAATTTTAGCTTTGTCATCAAGCAACGATGCTTCTGTTAATAATTTTTGAGTTCTTGCCTGTGCTTCTTGTGCATCTGCAGTAGACTCTTGCGCTCTAGCGTTTAACTCATTAGCTTGAGCCTGTATTAAACTCATTTGTAATTGCTGTGCTTGCATTTCCATTTCTTGCGCTTGTGGATCAGGCTGAGACATTTGATCTAGCTGCATCATTAACTCTTCTTTGTTTAACAAACCAGAAGTAGCAATAATACTTCTTAGTAAGATAGGAACAATAGGTGAGTTAGGTCCAAGCGTTTGCATCAAACCAATAAGCTGTTGCTGTTCGTGTTCTTTAGTAATAGCACCAATAGAAGACAGTGTAGTAAACTTAAAGTCCTGCATTGGGTAACGGTCAGGATCAAACTGCATATAACGATATGCAACCTTCTTAACCATTGGAATGATGAAGTCATCCTGAAACGAAGCCATTGCCACACGATTCTTCTTGACAATAGCAGACATAGCTAATGACATACCCATACCGTTGTTTTGCCCTCCACCTCCTGCTGCACTCTTGACCAACTCTGCCGAGTCTAGTGTGCCTGTTGCTTGCAGCAGCATTGCTTCAAAACCTTTTGCTGTTTCATAGTTAGAAGCGTCCGTACTACCGAACTTAAACGGTTGTAAGATTTCTGCAGGGTTACCATTAGTTAGGATGTTTTTACCAGGTCTAACCTCGAACTTCATACCTCTCGGTAATCTTGTCGCATCAATACCCATCATAGGTGCAGTCGTTAGGGCTAGGGAGTCCATGTGGCTGCGTAGCTGGGCATCAATAGCTTTCTGCATATTGTACCCCTTCTCGACTGTTCCAACGCCATAGAAGAGCCCTGGACGAACCTCAGGTCTATATGCAATGATAGGTCTATCTTCCATCATGTATGGAGAAGCCTCTGCTTTTAGTAGTGTTCCGTCATTTGCAATAACAACGATTGCTTCTACCAAATCAGAAACCGTATCTGCAGCAGAGTTCTCAGGAAACAACTCAACAACTTCTTCGTCTTCGTTTTCTATTTCTTCCAAGTATTCTCTTGGTACAAGACCATAGTAACGAATAATCTTAACCTTATCGTCTTGGTAAGTAGTATCTTCCAAGTGGCTAGGATCTAAGTCATCACCTTCGTAGTGTGGTTCAATCGATACTTTACGATAAACACCAGACTCAATACCTTTAACAATCTGATACAAACTAACGTACTCTTCTACTGCAACACCCATTGAGTCATCAATAGCGTCAGCATTAGGATCAATCAGTAAGTTTCTAGGGTTAACTGGTTTAATCTTAACTACAGTCTTTTCTTGCTCGGTAACACCAACAGCAGCCATGTTGTTAGAATCAGGCATAGGTTGTGTTGTAGGTACACGTTCCATTTCAGTCTTAACTAAAACTTCACCTATACCCGTACCATAGATTTCTGCTAGTTTAACAATAGACGATACGTTGTTGATATATGCGTTATTGTGTGTGTCTTCTAACAGAAGAGACTGCATTACTTCTACATCAACTCTATTTTCATCTAAACCATCATCTGTTATTTCAAACAGTTTTCCGGATCCAGCAAAGCCTTCCATAGTTTCCGCAACCCTGTTATCAACAGCTTGACGGGTAGCAGGACTAATGATTTTACTACGCTCACTATCCCTAGTACGATCTTCCGCGCTCCAAACTCCATAGTATATCCTTTCATATTCATCCCACTTAGTTTCATAGTTAGTATCTCTCCAGTCTCTCCACCTGTCACAGTGTTCAACTACAAAAGATACTAGCTCCTTATCACTCTGAGTTACTTCTTCTTCCTCAGAGTTGAATTCTGTGTCCATATATTGTTCAGCCATATTTAATATCCCGATATAATGTCTAGTGGTTCGTAATCGTCTTCATAATCTTCAAAGTATACTGCTGCATTAGCAATACTGGCAATCAAACTAAGAGAATCAACCATGTCATCATGCACACCAGTAGTAGGAAAGTTAAGTAATTCGTCTTTAAACTCTCTAACCCAGTCACCATCACACAATTCTACCTGCTTATGCTCGAATCTACCCTGTAATGCACCTACAACCCTGTCTATCTTGCTCTTATTGCCTAGTTTTATCTCTTCTATGCGTGGGTATACGTTCTGTTTTAACATCATCTCTGTTAAATAAGGCAGCAATGCTCTCATTAAAGAACCTTTTTCTATTCCAATTACTTGAATGTCGTATAATTGGACATGCTTTAGGATTCTCTCGCATACTTCCTTGATATCCCACCTTCCTGCATCAACCTTATCTACCCACCATTTGTTATCATCACCTACTTTAACAATAGCTATAGACGTTTGGTCTAAGTATTTCTTTTTATTACTGGCTTGTTTAGATACATTCTCGAAACCTGCCAGATCCACAGACATATAATAAGTGCCATGCTCAGGTTCATCGTCTTTGTCCTTTATTATCACCCAGTCTTCTTTGAATATGTCTGACTGTGGTGCTTCAAAACTAGCCATGAACTCTTGTCTAAACGCAAAGGTAGACATTGTACTCTTTGCTACATTTATTTCTTCTTCATCTAGCAGTGGGTTATCAAAGCTAGTGAAGTGCCAGGACTTCCAAGCCTTAGTCTCTGGCTTATTACTCCTACCCATATTGTATATATCGTAGAAGTGATTACGTCCCTTCGGTGTACCAATAAAAATACAGTGACCCTTTAAGTCAGCTAGCGCTGGTCTAAGAATCTGTTCAAACACTGTAGGTTTAATATCTGCATACTCATCGAGTACAACAAACTTTAAAGCTACACCTCGCATTGTCTCTGGTCTATCAGCACCTTTCAAGGATATAACAGAACCATTAATCAATGTGACCTGCATATTGTTTATGTGACTACTTGCTATAACCGGATGACCTAACTCCAGTAGCTGTTGCCACATAATGTCCCTAGCCTGTTGCTGCGTAGGGGCTATATACCACACTTGACCCTTCTTAGCTTCTAGCGCAGATACTATTAGTCTCCACGCTGCTAACATACTCTTACCTGTTCTACGACCTGCAGCTATGACCTTGAACCTAGAGTCATCAGACCAGACCTCCTGTTGCCAGGGTAATAATTTAATCTTTAGGTCTGACATTCACAGTCTCGTATTCTACATCAGTTACTTCTTCATCAATGACTTCAGCTTTACTATCGCCTACCATTGATATCTGTATGTTCACGTTACCTCTACCTGCATCCCTACCCTTTTCAAAATAAGACATAGGTAACACACGGTCAATACACATCTTAAGACAAGCAACCTGATCTTTATCTTCGTCATCAAGTGCTTTCTTGATAATGGTATTTATTACTGTCTCACCGCTTGTTGCTAATAGCCTTGCATGAAACTCTTTAATCCTAGCCGTTTCTCCTGGAGGACGACCAACCTTATTTCGTTTCTTTTTTGCTTCAACTTCAGTCTTTCGAGGTCTACCTCTACCGCGTTTTTTAGGCTGAGGATCTTCAAGGGACATAAAAGTTTATCCTTTCAGGTCTATTAGTAACTATAAAAGCTATACAGTATTAAGTTGATAAATCTTTTCTAGTTATTATTTTTATTATGGGTTTGAATAGTTTCCCTCTTACACCTGTATAGTGGGGTTGAGTGTAGCATACTTTTAGTCTTTTGTCAAGCATTATTTATCTTTGCAGGACTACTCTATTTAGTTCTAAATGTTCAATATTAGATATAAATTATAACCATATGTTTCTAAATGTCTTTTTTCTACATAGTTACTCTTTAATTTATGCAGAATTATGCCTATTTTAGCTTTTTTTGTATCTGTTAAGGTGTCTATCGTATATCGGTATTGTTGTTGGCACTCCCCCCGTGTCTTTACAGGTCTTATATAAGACATAAGAGTACTCTTGTATAAGACTACTCAGCTATAAGAGTTACTGTCGAGGCTCGAAAGTGTGTGCCGCTTCAGTACCCTCTAGCGATGAATAAATAGACTAGGGCGGTCCATAAAAATAATACAGGGGGGTGTGGTATGAATGACACAGTTCCTGGAAATGTTGTATAAATGATACACATAGCTCTGAGAGGCTCTGAGAGCGCTTCTGAGCGATTCTAGCGGGTTTCGGCTACGATGGTATTACCGACATGACGATCGTTAAATTCCTTATAAATCAACAACTTACAGCCACCCACAGATTGCCACAAATTGCCATACAATTGCCACAAGTTAGGCTCGACTTTGCCATAGTTACGGATTAATATATAACTGTCGGTAGCGCAACGACATAATTATATAAAGGAAAGCACAATGATTAAACTTAAACAAATTAAAGCCAATATGACAGAACTAACCCTCGACAATGGTACGAAGGTTTTATTCAGCTATGAGACACCTGTAGCAGGGTGGGACGATGACGGAGCATTCCGAACTATGGA